GCTTCCTTTACTGGAACCGGTGCAGGCGAAGTTTACGTTTAAATAAATTAGGAGTCTTAAATGGCACACTTAACAAAAATTTCCGCTGGTAAGTTTACCTCACTAGCATACGCTACTGCAGGTGCTCTTAGTTCATCTTCAAGTGATGCAGCTGTTGCAGCAGTGTTCACTAGTGGTGTCTTTCCTGCGAATGATACCGCAGTCGAAGCCTTGGCTGCTACGCCACCTTTGGCAGTTGGAGATGTTCGTGAATTTCCAGCAGTAGGCACCCCCGCTAACGTTGTAAACGTACCTGTTTATGGCCAATCAACCTCTTCGCAGGTTGCTGGTCAATCAGATGCTCCGACTTTAGAATTTACGCTTAACTATGTTGCTAGCAAGCACGCTGCACTAGACGCACTACGTAAGGCCGGTACTAAACTTGCTTTTCGAGTACGACTGTCAGATTCTACGCCAAGCACCACCACTGACGGTGTAGCACGAAACAAGCGTACGGATGAGTTTTCTGATTTCTACTTTTTGGGAAGCATTGCTTCTTTCGAAATTACAACTAACTTGACCGATTCAATCCAAGCTTCTATCTCTTTGACGGTAGACGGCGACTTCCGTGGCCCCCTCTCTTTGAGAGCTGGCGTAACCACGGGCTATTTAGCACCTGCTTAAATAGCATACCGGGCGGGGTTCTTCGGAGCCCCTATCCCTTATAAACGAGATAAACATAATGAATAAACCATTTGATAAAGCATTCGTGCTTCAAGCTACCATCCGCAATATGCACAAAGATATCGACTTCAGCTTGCGAAAGACTTTTGACCGATTTGAAGACTTTGAAGGTAACGAAGAAAAACGAATGGAAATTTTTGAAACGCTTAGCGTTCTAAACAAAATGCACAAGCTCCTTGACGAGTTTAGTGCCCACAACGAACATTTATTTGATAAACAGGATATACAATAATGAAACAATTCGTAGGCAAGGTACACACCTCAAAAGTCCCATTCATGGATGGCGAAGTGGAGATCAAGAAACTCACAGTAGGTGATGTTAAAGCCATTGAAGCCAAGACCAAAGAAATTCAAGCTCGTGAAGAAGAAGACCAAGACCAATTAGAAATTCTGCGCTTTGTAATGCGTAGATCCGTTGTTGGAGCAGAAGACTTAACGGACGAAGAGTTCGAAGGTTTCCCTATTTCTGAATTGACTTCTCTCTCTGAAAAAGTAATGGGCGTAGCTCCTGCTGGTAAAGCGGGAAACGTATAACAGATGCTGAAATGTGGATGTTTGAGCTAGCATTCGCTCTTAGAATGCCAATGTATCAGTTAGAGGATGAAATGCCCCAAGCAGAGCTATTAATGTGGGCCAAGTTCTTTGAAGCCAGACCCATTGGGTGGCGCGAAGATCACAGAGCCGCAATGATAATCTCTTCAAGTGGAAATACAAAAGCTAAACCTCATCAGATATTTTCTAGCCTAGCCCAGATGAACAAGTGGGAAGAAGAAAGACCAGACGAAGAACTTATAAACAAGTCTTTACGAACCTCCGTATTTGGAGCAATGTTAGAAACAGCATTAAAAGAAAAGAAAGGACAATAAGATGGCAGCAAAGATAAGTATTCGAATAAAGAATGTAAAAGAAGAGTTCAAACGTTTAGATGATGAACTACTGAAAGAAGTAAATCTTGCTTTGCGAATCTCATCCTTTCAAGCATACGCAGCATTACAACTGGCAACCCCGGTGAAAACCGGGCGAGCTAGAGCCTCGTGGAATTTATCTGCTTCCGCAAATAACTTTTCACAAGGTGATGGTTCTATCGGGATATTACCACCCCCTAGTACCACTAAATTTGACACTTTGTATTTGTCTAACGGTGTACCCTATATCACCGACCTAAACATGGGAAATTCACAACAAGCCCCTTCTCGCTTTATCGAGAAAACCGTATCACGTTTCTTCAGCTCCCAAGGTGCTGTTGTAACAGTTAAATAATTCCTCGCCCTCGATGGTGTCTTCTGCCTAGAATAGGTGGCCGATCCATCGGGGGTCTTTTAATTTAAGCAAATACAAGGATAAAAATGAAACACACACACAAGAACTATAAGGGGAGATAGGTATGTCTATCGAATTAGAGGTTAAATCGAACTCTAAACAAGCTCAAACAGACCTTCGTACCTTAAATAGGTCAGTAGATAAGATTACTGCTACAACCGAGAATGCCACTAAAACGCTTCAACGTTTAGCAATCGGGGCTACCGCTTTATTTGCGACGATAGGCGTCACTAAAAGCATAACCGGGGTTACTGATAGCTACAGAAGACTGGAAGCACGAATTTCGCTTACCAACAACTCCTTACTGAAACAAGAATTCGCGTTTAGGCAAATAAATAAAATTGCCCTTGAAACCCGTTCTTCACAAGAAGGCCTCGCAGATCTCTACTCTAGAATAGGTAGAGCAACCAAGATTCTTGGTGTAGAGCAGAAGACTGTAATTAGTGTAACTCGCTCTATTGCCAAGGCTATCACCATCTCTGGTGCTTCAGCTGAATCCGCTAACTCTGCTATTGTGCAGTTAGGTCAGGGTCTTGCTGCTGGCGCACTAAGAGGACAAGAATTAAACTCTGTAATGGAGCAGACTCCCGCCGTAGCGCAAGCTATTGCTAGGGGGCTTAACATAACTCTTGGGGAATTGCGTCAGTATGCTAACGAAGGTAAGCTAACCGCTGCGGCAGTTGTAAAGGCACTAAAAGGGCAAGCAGACGAGATCGACAAAGAATTTGCTAGGGTTCCAGTTACTTTTGCTCAGGGTCTAACCGTTCTATCTACAGGATTCGGTAGACTAGTTAATGAACTTGACTTTGTAGCAGGCGTCACCGGAAGAAGTACTCGCAATCTTGTCAGGCTAGGTACCACTTTAAATAGTGTTGCGAGACCGTTAGCTAACAGCTTAGACACCGCTATTACCTCAATATCAAATTTCGGAGCCTCCCTTGCACCAATTAACTTGGCAATAGGTAGCGTTATTAACTCCCTTGCTAATCTGGGAAAATCTACTTCCGAGGCTTTCGGTTTCGGCAGCTTAGTTAACCAGTTAGGCGGCATTGAAAACTTATTCGCCTCAATTAAGAGGGCTATAAACAACATTATACCTTCTGTTCAAACTGTAGCATTCGCATTACAAATTGCTGCTAATGGCATTAATGCTTTTGCTAAAAACATTAGTAGGGCCTTAGCACCTATCCGCGACTTCACAAACAAAGTGGCAGGGTTCTTTTATGACCTGTATATAGAGGTTGTAGGTAATTCTACGTGGCCTGACTTAATTGATGGAGTCATAGCATACAGCGGTAAAATCATAGACGCGCTAAAGCCTATTCAAAACTTTGCCGCCGCTGTTGCAACAGAGTTTTCCACGCTGTTCGAACAATTTAATAAGACAGTTACTGTTAACAAGCTAGAGAGTTCAATTCAAAAAATCATACATTTTTTTGTAGAGGTTGCTGACTCCGTTCAAACATTTTATGAAAATTTAGATGAAAAAGTTAAACTGGCTATTAAGGTAATGTTGTTTTTAGTTAGCCCAGTGATAACTACCACAATTATTATTGTTAGAAACTTTGACCTCATCAGAGAAACCATAAACAATGCATTAGACTCCTTAAGAGCTAATGGGTTTGTTAACCAACTTTATATAATTAAGGCTGCAGTTCTAGAGCTCTTTAACACTATACGTAAAACTGTTCGTAATGCCTTTGAAGGTCTTGAAGGTGTTGGTTCTCAGTTAGAGAGTATCATCTTGAGAGCCTCGAATAATATAAGCAATATTCTCGCCTTAGCAATTGGAGCGGGTCTTTTAGCAGCTATTGCCGGTGCCAGTGCTGTATTTATTAGTCTCGGTCTTATTGTGTTTAGTGCAATTTCAAGTGGGCTAGATAATGGAATTGGCGCTCTTGAAACCTCACTAGGAGAACTTGCTAAGACTGCGGGGGCTTACGTTGGGCTCTTTATTGCCGCTATTTTAGTATCCCTCCCAGACGCAGGTGCAATCATTGGGCAATTCCTTCAAGGTGTTTTAGTAGGCATAGTCCAAGCGATACCTTTTATTGGAACACAACTAGGGGCAGTTGTTAACTATGTCCTAGATAAGTTTAGAGGGCTATTTACAGCCGTAGGTACAATATTTGTTGCCGGGTGGTTACTTAAGGCCTTCGGAGTTGGAAAAGGTGGAATAGCACTCTTAGTTAAAGCATATTCATTAATTGTTGTATTAACCACTAAATTCTTCGGTACTCAAGCTGCCGTGGCTGCTAGTGGCGGGGCTAGTCTTGTAGCTACAAATAAGCTCACTTGGGGCACAATGTTACTCACTACCCGCACAGCTAGTGCTGGGATGCTGGCCTCTGTAACTGCGAGCTTCGCAGCTATGAACGCTAGAATTGTTGCAGCCTTTGTAATCGCAAAAGCTACTGTTATTGGAGCTTTCGCAGCAATGTCTGCCGCAGTCACAAGCTTCACTATTGCTATGTCTACTAGATTCCTCGCATTTGTAGCAGTAGTAACAGGAGGTAGTCTCCTTGCTGGTATAACCGCTATTGGAAGCGCGATGGTTGCTGCTGTTTTAGCGGTTAATGCCGCACTACTCACACTCTTGCTCAACCCTGTTTTCCTGACAATTGCCGCACTCACTACTGCTGTAGTTGCTGGAGGAGCCCTAGGCGTCCATCTCTTCGGAGAAGGAGATACCTTTAGTAAAAAGTTAGATAGTGCAGCTAGCGGCTTAAACGACATTATAACGTCTGCCACTGGCGCAAGCTTAGACTTCTTAGTTCCTAAGTCTATAGCGGCTGAACCCGGTCCCCTTCAAGGGCCATTGATTCCAGGTGTAGCTATTGGTGAGGAAGCCCCTGACCTCTTAGCTAATAGCAAGGATAGTCTTAAAGACTTCTTTAGTGAACTTAAGTTTGGTTTTGAAGGTGTTGACTTTGGCGGTCTATTGACTGAAACAGTTGAGAAAGCAAAGACACCACTAGAATCCCTTCGTGGAATCATTTCTAGCTTCGGTGTTGACATATCTGATGAATCATTCCTTGGCATACGCACTTCTGTAGCTGCTCAAGTTACTACTTTAGCTGAGAAGGTATCTAAGCTACGAACTAAAATAGCTGAAACAGTAGGTATTACCGCTGAACAAGAAGCCAATATTCTTACCCAGATCAATGAAGCTACTAAGTCTAGTAAGAGCTTATTAGAGGTAAGCGCAGCAAATACGGATACACTTAGAGAAGCAGGTTATTCACTAAAAGAGATTCGTCAATTAAGCGATGAGCAATTAGCAAACTTACTAGCCCAGTTATCGGCAAATAAGAAAATTGTAGCTGAACGTGTTGATGTTGCGAAACAGTTAAAGGCCCTTCAAGCTGCTGGATTCACAGGTGATTTCGGTGATCTTGAAGCGTTACCAGAAGCATTAAGCGATAAGTTAAAGACCTTATCAGATAGTATTTCAGCTATCTCAGGTCAAAATCTTATCACTGCTGAAGAACAATTAAGACTTGAAGCTTATCGAGACGAGTTAGTTGCCATTAATGATCAAATATTGTATGCGGAATCACTTAGTGAAACCTTCCGAGAAGGGTTTGCTTCTGCATTTAAGGATGTTATTACTGGCGCTGAGTCAGTAGGAGACGCTATTCTAGGTCTTTTGACTAAAGTTGGTGATCAGATTCTTGAGAAGGGTATTTCTAACTTTACTGATAGTTTACTTGGTGAGAAAGGCGAAGGCGGTTTTGGCGATCAAGTCGGAGCAGCAGGCGCAAGTATCACCGGCCTATTTGGTAAAAAAGAAGGAGAAGGTGCAATCGGCGCTGGTCCTAATGGAACAGACGCTCTCCCTCTTTCAGTTAAAGTTGTACAAGGTGCTGCCGGTGGAGCTCTTGGTGATGCTATCTCTCCATTTTCAAGTGATGATGCGTTAAAGCCCAAAGATGCGGCTACGCCAATTACGGATAAGATCGATCCTCTCGCGGGGATGGGGGATACTGCCGGTGAAGATCCAGCAGAAGCTGTCAAAGAAACTACGCTATCATTAGGTGGTTTAACTAATATAGTAGACCAAGCCACAGGAGGAGTACTTAGCTTCGGAAGTAATATCCTTAGCTCTGTTGCTTCTATCTTCGGATTCTCCACCTCGGCTATAACTGGTGCTGCAGCTACATCTACTGGTGCATCTGCTGCGGTTAGTTTCACAGGTGCCTTAACTGCGGCTATTGTTGCTCTTGGAGTCTTTAATGCTTCCTTAGCTACTGGCGCTGCTCTTTCTATTATCCCCGGTTTTGCTACTGGTGGCCCAGTAAAAGGCCCCGGTACAGGAACCTCAGATGACATCCTTGCTAGTTTAAGTAACGGTGAGTATGTAATCAATGCTAGAAGCACTAGGAAAAATAGAAAGTTGTTAGAAGCTATTAATAATGGCGCTGACATCTCTAAGTTTGCTGATGGAGGGATGGTCGGAGTACCTAAAGACATGTCTGGTCCTTTGTCAAAAGGTGCTATTGACAATCGTAATCAACAGAAAACCGAACAGGTATTTAACATCAATGTCACTGGAGATATCTCTAGACAAACTAGAGCAGAAATCCAAGCAATGATACCCGACATTACTCGTGGTGTAAACTCAGAAAATATGGAACAAGGAACTAGATAATATGGCTACTTATGAATATAAAGGGAAGGACATAATTGCCCCCTTTAACATTGCAAGTAACCAACCTGTTATATCCACAGACACGACCTCTTTGCAATCGCAGAGGGTCGTTGCTGGGGGACAGCGTTGGGAGCTTGAATTTCAAGTGAAGGTAAGCGAAAGCACTGATGGAAACATTGATGCTGCTGATTTTCTAGCAGATTCTGTTTTAAGCTCTAATTTACACACAGCTGAAGAAATGGTAATGCCTCAGTTAACAACCTCTCAGGGAGATAACATTGATATCGCTTTGACAGGCTTTAATGCGGATGGTGCTCTTGGAATCCAAAATGTGGGTTTCAAAGGTGCTACTACCGTTGACATAAACGGAATCACAGAGCCAAACCAATATATACCTAAAGCCCAGTTTATTCAGTTTGACGGGGATGACAAGATTTACATGACTACAGAAAGAACCATTGCTAATTCTACTGCAGCAAGCCTAGATACTACTTTAGGCCCAAAGGATTTTTACTCTTTTTCAAGCCCAGCCAATCGCACCCACTTTAATCTTGGCGTAGAGTTTTCTGGTAATCAATATCGGAGCTATGATCTAGTCCCCCCTGCCGTTTTAGTTAGTCCTAGAGATGGTTTGTATTATGAAAATACTCAGTATGTGCAGTATAATCAATTCACTTCTTATGAGGCAGACCCTACTATAGGATTTGATCGGTATAATGCAGGTCAGTTAGACTTTACTAGGACTGGCTCAGATTCACTTTTAGGTCAAGGTATAGTTCAACCGATGTCATCTCTTGATACCTTAGAATATATGGATATATATAAAAATGTAGACGCAGAAGGCGACTCAGTAGAACACTCTACTGGAGAAACCGTTTGGAGTGGTCACAAAGTATATAAGGGATGGGAATCTACTGTTACTTATGCTATTGGAGACACTGTAGTTCATGATTTTAATCACTGGGGAGCAAGAGCAATTAATACAAATGTTGAACCCGGTGAGTTCGTAGACCTTAATATTTGGGGTCTGTATGCCGGTTATTCTAACCAAGAGCCTATTCGTATTTACCAAGCTACTTGTATAGCTGGAATGCTGGGAACAGATAAGTTATCTGGTATTTTAGAAAACGACCCAAGTGATACTGCATACGCAGTTGGAGAAACTTATTTTCATCAAGCAGAAGGCTCTTCTAATTTAGATCAAAGCTTTGGTAGAAGTACAGTTATAGAATCAACCGAGGTTTCTACCTTTATTACTTGTATCTTAGCACATACTGCTAGCGAAAGAAGGAGTGACATCGACTCTGCGGGTAATGAGTATCTTCCGGGAAAACGCATAGTTCATGCTTCTCGCACTCACACGGGGTCTGTTATTGCGGATACTAAATACTGGAAATGTATTACCTTTGAACCTTTTCAGTTCTCACATCCCTATGGAGAATACGATATTGCTATCTATGATGGAAAGCTGTATCAAGTAAAAGCAGGACGAGCCGTAGATGGGCTTACTATTGTAACACCGAATGCTGATCTTGCTAATTGGACAGAAGATTTTAAATCTGATGGTCGTATAAATATAAAACTAGCTCAGACTCTAGCTACTGCGTCTCCCAATACTCTTAACCCTTCACTTAATGCTGATCACGGTAGGCCAAGTATAGTAGGGCAGGCAAGAATCTCAGGGCCTCAAACCATAAACGATACAAAGCCCAGCATAGGGACTTCTGGCATTAGTCTAGTTTCTAATTACGGCTACTCAGGTATCGAGTGGGTTGTTGACAGTCACCTTCACATGTCTCCGGAGAGAGAAGGCCAATACGAATTGGAATTTCAAGGTAAGTCAAATGGGACTTTAGAACCGAATAGTAATTGGATAGCGAAAAATCTCTTAACCGCAAACAATTACGAAGGTTCAAATATATGGAGAGCAAGAAGATTGCTTGGAGCTTCGTGCTTAGATCACGATTTTTATAACCGTATAGATATAACAAAAATACCCCCTATAGATAGAGCAGCAGACGTTCAAGTATTAACTTTTGATGTTGTACCTGCAAATACTCCAACGTTTTCCTTAACTATACTAGACCAAATTGGTAATAATAGTATAACATTATCTATACCTCAACAAGCAACTGAAATCTCTGCTGAAGAGCTTAGAGAAAACTTCCTACTTAACGCTAACTGGAGCGCACGGGTTGGCCCCGATGCTTACTTTAAAGTCGCTTCGAGATTTGGAACTAATCAAATTAGTTTCTTCGCTGCTTTGACTGGTCAGCCTGATAGACCGTTAGAAGCTCCTTCTACATACGTGCTTAGTGTAACTTCAGGAGGGGCGTACTTTGCTCTTAATACATTAACTTTCGTATCTGGCAATACTCCTGATTTAAATTGGAGTCAGTCCTTTTACACGAGTAATAAGCGGTTAAGATCTACTACAATACCAGCGACTCTTCCTACTCCCCCGGGTGGAGTTCAGCCGGAAGACGTAGTAAACTCTATAAGTATTTATCCCGCATTAACTAAAGAATTACCTGTTACTTCTTTTATGAAGGCTCCAGCTAATACTAAAATTAAATATGTTTATACTCCAGATACAGTGCCCCGTTTAAAATACCAAGACGGTGTGTTGGCTACTTCTGGTAGTGTTAAAATAATAGAACAAGTAACTTAATCGCAATCTAGACTACTAAAGGAGTTTAATAGCATGGCAACTTATGAATACAGGGGTAAAACGATAACGGCCCCCCTTACTATTGAAAGTAACAAGCCTGCTGAAACAGCTGAAACTGTTTCAATGAAGCAGCAACGAGTTACAAGTAGTGGTCAACGTTGGGAATTAGAGTTTGAAGTTGAAAGCATGAATGGCATTACAGATGGAACAGCTGATGTAGGGGATTTCCTTGCTCAGTCTGTTCTTGGCCATACGAGTGATACAGGCGAAGAAATGATAATGCCCCAAATTACTAATAATTTAGGGGTAACTAATGACTTAACCTTATCAGTTGAAACAGAGAAAGAAGTTACAGAAGCAGCAGAAATTGGAAGCAGCTTTGTTAAATTTGGTAATTTGTCTTTTGGAAACGATATACCAAAAGGTCTTTTTGTACAAATGGAGGGGGATGATAAAATTTATCTTACTACTGCAAAGACTATCGGTTCGGTTCAAACCTTAGATAGTACCACAGCAGATGCTACTTTTACTGATTTCTTTGCTAACGACACAAACTTACCTGCTCACACACCTACTACAGACAACCCTCCTCGAGTTGGTACATCTCAGTTAGCTGCTATGCGAAACTGGGTATCAGGTACTAACTATGAGATAGATGATAGCGCAAGAGGCTCGGACGGAAGACACTACTTGCTAAGTGATGATAGTAACGATGGAAACAATAACCCAGTATTTAATAACTCTTTCGACGGCAACGGCACTGAGGAATGGGACTTAATTTTTACAAAGGATATTTCTGGGACAAGCATTATTGACCCGTCAACAGTAAATATAAAAGATCAACCAATGGCAGCAGCACCGAGGGCTTACTATAGAGAAGATACCCAAGGTAACTTTTTCGTAGGAGATGTCGTACAAGATAATCGACAAGTATTTAAGTGCTTAACAGATACTACTAGTAAACCCTCTGTAACCCCTGCTAATTGGGAGCTTCTTGCAGATGGTAAGCTACCAATTGCGCATGAAACTTTTAGTTGGGTTCTTGCTCCATACGTTGTTCCGTTCTTTGATAGAGATAATGATGACAATTCTCTAGACGCTTATGACGACACCCTCTCGTATACTCAGGGCGATGAGGTAACTCATCTGTTTGCTCCCTGGAGAGCTAATGCTGCTATCGCTGCGGGGGCTACAAATGCTCCGGGATTAAATGCTGCTTGGGAAATCCTTACAGGAGGGTTCAACTCTTTTTATGATGATAAACAGAGCTATATGAGCTTTATGTGTAGAAAGGCAAATGTAAACTCTACCGCATTTCCTGCAGGGGTCACTAAAACATTAGCCAAAGGCCTCGGACAAATAAATGCAGTGACTCAAACAAGCTCCACTAATAAGTTTGAAGAAGGACAGGTATTTTTTGGGTCTGGAAGTGGCTCTGGTATAAACAACGGCTATTCTGCTGGCATTGCTAAATCCTATCCTTTCGTATGTATATTAGCCCACGAAACCTCAGAGAGAATAGATATAAATCAAGTTCTTGTTGACATCCAAAGTTGGACGTATGACGCAGACTTTGTGTATCTCTTTGGGGGCAACAGATTTAAATGCTTAGTTGCAACCGCAGAAGGCCCAGACCGTCGACCCGAACTTTGGACTCAGCTTACATCGGTTCTGAATGAAGACTTTAACGATGATTATATTGTAGGATCCAAAGGGTATTATAGTGAGGGTTTCAATACTGTTGATTACAACTACCAAGAGATATATGGAGGCACTAAATCAATAACTAAAAACAAATATTTCAAGGCTATAACTTTTGAACCTTGGTGTGATACCTCCCCTTATGAAGAATGGGACATCGCAATGGACGATGTTGATGGAAACTTCTATCAGGTGAAAAAGGGAGCTACTCCTCGTATTGGACTTAGGCCCGGGTTAGACGCAGGAGTGGCTGGCGTATGGACTACTTCGCTAAAGACCGCGTTGTCTTCCTTGAATGAGTTTCAGCCGGAGGATAATATACTAGGCCCGACTATCGATATAACTATCGGTAAAGCAACAGATACTGATTCAATTCCCTACTATGCTGCTTATATCTCTTACCAAGATGGACTGTATGACTTTAATTCAAGCCTAGGTACTGCTGGATGGCGGCGAGACGCGCCGAGCGCATTCGCTTATTCTTCTGTTGAATGGTATACTATTCCTAGTACCTATACCCAAGATAGTCAGTCAGTTTGGGAGTATACTGAATATGGTAGAGGAGCAAACGCGGCATCGACCGCCGGAGCTAGAGGAGGGTTAATAAACGACCCCTCCAGCCTCGCTTGGGAATCGCAGATAAAATCAAGCTATCCTACTACTCTCCCTGACGCAAGTGAATACTCTGATCTGTGGCGATTTCGTAGAGCTGTATCACAAGTTAGCGGACCGACTTACACTAAGCCGCTAAACTTAAATGCACTTCCGCCGACAGACAGAGGTGGTATTCAGTATGAATTAGTAATTAACTCAGGTAGAACTGTTAGCGATCCTAAATTTGTTTTCCAACTAAATTCAGTAGACACTAGTTGTATATGGGCAGCGCCGCCTGTACTATTTAACACTTCAACGACTATGACCAAGACGGAAGTAATAGAAAAGCTTATGAACGAGAGCCTTTCTAATGTTAACTATAATTATGGCAGCTCCAATAATGCCTCCAGTACATCAACTTTTGGTAGGATACTACCTTGGGACAATACCGCCATGCCTACTAGGTTTCAAAGGGTATTGTATGATAACTTAATCTGGAAATCGACAAGGTTAAGATCAGCAGGGGTAGTTCCGGGTACAAATGCCGATTACTGGGACATAGAAACGATTCAGGCACCGCCTTGGAAGAGTTCCGTATCTTATCCTTATAGGTCTATCGTAACTTATAATGGAAAGCAATATACAACTAGTTTTAATATTAATGCACCGACGCCTACTTTAGGAATTACGCCTGTTTTGGATCCGAACTGGTATATTAACCGTAATCCTGAAACTCTACTTACTTATACTTCTAGTGTAGATTATGGAATAAACCAGAGAGTAAATTCAGGGACGAACAGGAGTCTTGTTTATAGAGCAATAAGAGCTACTAAGGGGAATTATCCTCCTACTAGTCCTTTAGATTTTGAATTAGAGGTTAGAGATCCTTGGGTTTTAGGAACAACCTATTCCGCAGAAGATTTAGTAACCTTTGCTGATACAGGACAAGTCGGTTCAGTTTATAGAGCAATAAGATCTACTACTGGCGACCAACCAGATGAAAGCCCTTTGGACTGGGCTAACGAGACACTAATTCCCAACGACTTTTCTATAAATTTTCACTCATTTGCTGATATAGAAAATGATAGGATTATAATAACTTTACAAGACCCTGCGAAAAGAGAAAACGGTAACGCTGCCGCGAACACTTTATTGTACCCTCTAAGCTTAGCAACGGCAAGTTCTTTGTTTACACTAAGACCCCTAACTACCGCTACTTCATCAAATGATGATGACTTGTATTGGAACCAGCAATGGAAAATAGGTGCCACTACGGTTGGAGGAACTCCGGGTTACGTAAAGAAAGGGTTGGTAACTAGGCAGTTTGAAGAGAGTCGAACTGACCCTAGGTTTAATGGAACTGGACCGGGAGAAGTTAATGGAGAAATAACAATTTATCCTCCGTTAGTAAAGGCCAAGGCTACTACAAGTAAGATTAAAAACTCAAATGAAACAACTTTAAAATACTTTGTTAACACCTCTAATATAGTTGGAATCAGGTATGTAGACGGTGTATTAGCAAGCGCTGGACGCACTAAAATTTATGAAAAATTAATATAAGGTAATAATATGAAAAGCACACCCACAGTAATTACAGACGCAATAGATTTGGGTCGATTTGAAATGTTCGTTTTAATTGACGTTATATTTAAAGAATCTGGTTTGAATTCTAATGGAAACCCTGCTGACAATTGGTCTATTAATAATACTTATCCCGTAGGTGAACATGTGCTATACCGTGGAGAGCGCTTTAAAGCCTTACAGGAAAACACAGGAGTCGCCCCTGTTGTAGGGGGCGGCACTGATGCTAACCCGGATACTACTTGGCAAGTTATGTCATACCACTTCACTGATCTCGCGGGAGGACTCCCTACTAAACTAAATGGAAACGTAGGGTATCCTGCTTATTCTAGGAACAACGGGTTGAGTGAGTATTCACCTCCCCAATTAACAACTGTGTTAGACCGAGAGGTTTATCGATTACAGTTTACAGATCTTAGCGATAAGTTTTTACAAGATGTAACAGTTCGTAGTTCAATAGGTGGAGAGCTAACAGTGCGTATGGGGGTAAATCCCGTATATTCTGATTTAGACATTGAGACTACTTACAACGGAGTTACCCAGCCTAAATTCTTTAATGATTTAGATATCTTATACAAAGGCCGAATAGATGGTCTTTCTGTAACAACTGATTTTGGCAGTGGTAGCAAGGAATTGGTTATGGAAGGCTCCTCTCCTTTTGCGGATTTAGACTTAACTATAGATCGTGAAACATCTAAAAGATCTCAAGATAATGAAAAACTCTCACCTACAGACACATTAATTGACACATGCTACAATGAACTCTACGACTCTGTTAAGGGTGTTGAAGTTCGTTGGGGTAAAAAATAAGGAAATTTTATGATATGGCCATTAATATTAGCTATTGTCTCTGTAGTTGTTTCAATTGCTGGAGCAATCTCAGCAGCAAGAGCGCAAAAGAAAGCCAAAGAAAACGCAGATGCCCGAAAGGGTTTTGAATTAGTTGTAAAAGGAGAACCTAGAACTCTACCTATTGCTTATGGTAGAAATAAAATTGGAGCAGTTATTACCGGGGTTAGGTTAAGTAGCAACTACTACTTCCCCGGTGCTACTAACGATGGAGACAACGTTCCATATTACAACGCTCAAGGCGATACAGGAGCTGCATTAGGCGGCACGGTGTGGTATAGAAATGCCTCTGATCGTTCAATGGCTGAAAACATTAGCCCTAACTTATCAAGAAATAAAAATAACCAATTTCTTTTTGTACAATACGCTATTTGTGAAGGCGATATAGAATGTATTGGAGACATAGAAGTAGATGAACAAAACTGGAATGCTACAGAACTAGCATACGGTCAACGTATTCACACTTATAATAACCATGCAATAGGCAACTTCGAAGCTATTGAGCCTTGCGCAGATCCACTTAGCGTAGCTAATAACTTTCCTACAGGAAATATCTTTAAGAACACTGCTTATGCTGTTGGGGCTTTTCGATTAAATCGTGATGACTACCAGTACTTCGGTGTCCCTGAACCTCAGTTTTATGTTTTAGGAAAGAAAATAAGATATTATGATACAAATGGAGTCGGTGCGTTCGGATATTCCAATAACCCAGCATGGGTTCTTTATGATTACCTTACTTCTGATTATGGTAGAAACTTATCAGATGATGAAATAGATTTTGCAAGTTTTCTAAATGCTGGCACAGTATGTGATACACCGGTTTCCTTTGCAGATAACACTGCAATTATACATAGGCAGGGAAGAGTATGGAAAAATTGCACCCAGCCAGAGCCGATGTCCGGTCAAGTTAGAACTAGGACAGTAAGTCAACGAGAAGGGCATACTAACAACTTTGGGCTCGTGGCGCTGTTTGGTTCACAAACAAATGACCCTAACACCGCTGTTGACAGTCGATTTGCCTACTTAGGAAAAGCAAATTCCGTATTTTCTGGAGTAGCTTCAGGTAATCCAGACTCTCTTGCTGTTAATACCACTAACCCTCCTGCTAATTTTAATGAAGTTACAAAGATACTGGTGCCTATATACACAGGTGGTGGCGTTAATCCTGCTCTTAATGATTGGCAAGGTATCTTTGGTAATGCAACCGCTGGTGCTCCTCCTAGTTCTGGTTATGTATACGCCTTCAATAAACTTAGCCCCACACTTGGTAATTATAGCTCCCTTATTTTTGAAATAACAGGGCCATCAACACAGAATACAAGCATCACTAATACTCTGGATCTTGATCACTGGGAAATGCCTGTTAATATAATAGAAGGTCGTTATGATCCATTTGATAACTATAGCACCCTGCCAACAAAAGAGTTTAACACTATATACAATTTAGACCAAACGCAGCTTACAGGCACACTTGTATTCACTAGTGATTTTCAGGAGTTTGTAGACGAAGGAGGATCAGCTCTCGTTAATGGTGACGAGTATATTTTTTACGATACTGAGGGAGTTAGATATTCTTTTATTTACGCAGATGACCCAAGCGATCTTCAGGTTAAAACAATTAGTTCAGACTTTAATACTATTACTCCATTTACCGGCATTTTGAGTAATATGAACCACTTAACTACCCTTATTAATAATACCTTAACTCTCTCTGCGGGTACCCCCGGGGTAACTGCTACAACCATGCCCCTCTATGAATGTAATATTTTAATAGACAGGTCTCAACCTGTTAGAGATAATGTTCAAGACATTCTGATGACAATGGGACAAGCGGAGCTTATATGGTCTGAAGGCAAGTATAAGTTACAATTAGACTACCCCCGAACCTCTGCTGCTCCTAACCCTGCTGTAATTGAAAGTCCTGTTACTTCTATGGAAAGTTTGTTAAAGAAATCAGGTTCTTTTAAAGTTACATCAAGCAATTTAGTTAGAGAAACCATCAAGGTTAATTACGCAAAGGCTACTGAAAGATACAATCAAGCAACAGTAAGATACCACGATGAAGCACAAGACTTTGCTAAAAGTTCAGCCGTATGGCCTGAGAAGAACTCTGCTGAATACGAGCAGTACTTAGCGGAAGATAGTAACCAACCGTTGACAACTAGCTTTTTGCTTGAAGGTATAACGGATGCTTACCACGCTAAAGCACGAGCGGAACAAATGGTTAAGGCTTCTAGATCACTAGCTACTTTTGAGTTTGAATGTGATATCTCTGCCTATAGATTAGAGCCGGGTGACTTTATCACAATTGATCCTGATGTAATTGGTATTCCTGAAGTAAGGAAATCCCTCGCTGCAGCTGGCGGCGTAGAGGCGCTTCGTGATGTCGTAGTAAAAGTACAGAGTATTAAAATTACTCAAGTATATACTGTTAGAATATTAGCTACTAAGTTTAACTTTACGGACCTTGTATTTGCTACGCCTACACCTTTAGTTGCGAGTTTCCCTCGCCATGCTGATTTTGTTATTGTAAGCACGGATGCCCCAACTGTAGTTTCTGACGATGATAACCGTACAGCAGCTATTAGTTTCTCAACAGACTATAATTCAACTGAGGTTGAGCACTTCATGATAGAAAGGGCAGGACTAGATGCGGCAGGAACTATACCTGCTGACTTAACCTCTTTACTATGGGAACACGTAGGCTCCGTAAAACCTGCTCCGGAAGCTAGTGTAGCAAGCTACACTGACTTTTTGCCTTTAAACGCAGTTAAAGTAATTTATCGTATTAGAGCAGTTACGGGAAATGGACGTAAATCTCCTCCTAGCCCGATTAGTGCAATACAGACTTTTACTGCTCTTGAAATAGCAGATACTATAGATGCGGATCTTGAACCTGCCGTTGTATCACTAGTCTCCGATGCGTCAGGGGTAGTTCCCCCTGCTTCAGTAGTAACCGCAGCTAATGCCGTTACTGTAACAGTAGTTGCTTCTGGAGCTAACTTGACTGAAGTAGTAGACAGAAGCGCAACATTAATTCCCGGTCAGTTTAAAGTCAGTAATATAACTCAAACTGCTGGTGCATTTACGGGTGGTACTCCTAATGCTGATGGTATTAACTTTGATCCCATTACCGCTTTCTCTGCATTACTGACCACTGCTACTCGTACCTATACGATTCAATTATTGCCTTTAAAAAGAACTATAGTTCAAACTGTAACTCGCACACAAACTTGGAATAAGGTTACTCCCGGTTCTACGCTAGATATTTCAGTAGACCCGCCAGCTATCGTATTCCCTTCGGATGCTAATGGAGTGGTTACCTCTTACGTAGATACTACAACTACCGTTGCTGCTACTATTAATAGTATTGGACTTACACAAGTAGACCCTACTACACCCGATGGCAGTTTGTTAGATGAGCAGTTTAAATACACTGTAGCTACTGTCCCTGATGTATTAGGCGGCGGAGGTCAAGAACAAACAGAAGGTGTTGCATCAACAGGTAGTTTTAACCTTTCAACTCTTTCTGGAGCAATGGGAGATGTACCCCCTCCACCTCGTAGATTTAAGTTTGACATCACTAGTATTATAACAGGCCCAACTCTTCCAGCTCAAAGACCGCTTATAAGCGACCTTATTAGTAACCATTCTAGTACTAATAAATACTATGTTTTTGGTTATTGGCTAGATGACATCACGTTGCTCCCTACTATTCTAGATGATGCTACAACTACTGACGAAGACAGAAGTCGTCTTTTTGATATTTCTGTGTTATTAGGGCAGGTCTATAATGGCAACACTTTAAAATTTGGATTTTTTTATAGACAAGGTGGTAGTACTCTAGTAGCAGACCAAAGGTCTTTAACTGCTAATTACTCAGTAAGCAACGTACATAGCGTTTCTACCGTACCTGCTGCTGGTGTAACAAAGCCACCAAATTGTACTACCTTTAAAACTGTATACTTTACCTTAACGGGCTTAACTGACACTCCTGTCAAGAATGTTTTTTCACAGGATGCAGCGAATGACGTTTGGGTAATAGAAACACCTACTACGCAAGCTCCTGCTTCAACTGATAGGATTGCGGGTTATGCGAGTGTAAAAGCTCTTGTTGAGATAGAAACTCCAATTACTCAATTCCCTAGTGATGTTGATAGGATTGTACGTACCTATACTGTTACTGCTAAACCGCAAGGTGCAGGCATAGTAACTGCTATTAAAACTCAGATTCTTAGTAAGTCTAAGGATGGTTCTGGAGGACTTACACTAGACTCAGTAGTAACCCCCGGAGTAGTACATTTAACCGCTGATGCTAGTGGAGTAGTTGCTGGTGCTACAGTAACTGCCGCAGCTAATGCTACTGCGGTTACCGTATCTTCTGATGGCGTTAGTCTACAAGAAGTAGGGCCAACTGTAGATTTAACAGCGGGTCAGTTTAGGGTCCGTAATATTCTTGATGACCCTACTGATGCTTTTATTGGAGGCAGCACTACTGTTGTTGAGTCTCTTGTAGGAAGTATTCCTAGTGCTGGCGCTGCTCCCTCCATTTCTACTAACCAAGTGCGTTGGAGAAGTGACTACGCTACATTTAGTACTGCTGCAGCCCTACTCAGTAGCCCAATTAACCCTCCCGTTCAGAATTACTCAATAGGCTCAGAGGAGGGTAAAGGCGCTCTCGGTAGAATCTTTTCTTATAGAAATCAGCCTGATTCTAATTTCAGCACTGGATTTATGGATTTTAGATGGGCAGGTGGATTTAACTCTCCTACTTCTACTACAGCATCGGTATTAGCCCAAATAGCCTTTATGAAGACTGTGTTTGTAACAGGTACTACTTTTGAGATGGTAGTACAAGCTCAAAGTAGCAGTACCAAAACAGGAACTGTGACCTGCCGAGTAGAAGCTATATTATCACTAGATGGTAATACTCTTCCTACTCCTATAAACGAGTCAGTAATTTGTGCGCAGTTTTCTATAAGTGCCTTCTCCCCTTCAGCAGAGGCCACTGATAGTGGTTCTATCACTAGCGTAGAGTCAATAAGCACTACAGTCACGGCAACAACCTTTACTCCTCCTACTGGGTTTTCTAGCACAATAGATAGCGCAATAAGGACTTTTGAGATTGAAGCCCTCCCTGTAGGGAGCCCTAACGGCACTATTTTTGACTTAAGCAGAACCCAAACATGGTCCAAGTCTATAGCGGGTGATACCTTAGACGTTAATGTGACCCCTGCTTCCATAGTATTAGCAGCGGACTCTTCGGGCAACGTAGCAACCAATACCGGCGGTATCCCTGACACTGGCACTGTTGTTTCAGTGTATGCTAATGGCACAGATTTAGCTGAGAAAGAGTCAGGGGCAACCCTTGCTGGTGGAGACTTTAACTATACTGTGGCTGATACTCCAACTGGGGTTATCACTGAAGGTTTAGTAGGTGCTGGACCAATAACTCCTGGACCTGCACATTTTGACAACCAAGACTACCAACCTCTAGACCCTTCACCTAATAACGGCTTCGTGTTTCAATTCACCACCGCTACTTCTAACTTTGACAGACCTACAATGGCTAGCATTTTGGCTAATACTGGAGGTACTTCGTACTCCCTAGATTTTAAAACTTGGGTTGATGCGGCAGGCGTGCCTACTTTAGACACATCTCAAGGTACTGAGAAACAAACGATTGCTAGGCTTTTCTTTGATTCGTTTTTTGTCACAGGTAAAAAGCTGGAAGTAATTTTTGCGGGTGACTCTCTTTCCGGTATTACAAGACAGCGGGTCAAACATCAGTGCGTTATTGGTACAGTGCAAAGAGTAGAAGTAACTAGAAACAGCCTAGGGCCTACGGGTTCTGTAGGTGAAGACTCACTACGCTTTACCTTAACACCTACAGGAACTGGTGTCGATGTAGGAAGTAGAACTCCAAGTACTGACATAGTTAGCCAACTCTTTTCAGTACAAGGCTCTGCATCTCTTATTACAGGTTTTGCTGATGGTACTGCCTCAGTGTCTCGCGTTTACAGTGTAGTATCAAAACTTAATGCCAACGCTAGTGAAATTACTACTCTTAAAACTCAAGTAGTATCTAAGGCATCAGCTGGTGCTACAGGAGCTCAAGGGCTTCCGGGATTACTTAGTTGGGCATCAGGTACTGACTATGCTGTAGGTAGTCTTGTAGTCTCTTTACCTACTTCCTCAACATCGGCAGGCACCTTTTACTGTACAACAGCAGTAACGGGCAGCCCCGCCAACACTACTAGGCCCGAGAATCTTTCCGCTAATTGGCAACAAATCGGTGCATCATTTCCATAATACAAATAAACAACGGGGTCCGTGTGACCCCTTAGTTTACTCATACTAAATAAGGAGATAATATTTATGCGACAATCACTATATATCATAGATGACTTTTATGAAAATCCAGACCAAGTGCGAGAACAAGCACTAAAGATGCACTACTTTAAAGCAGGACACGGAAACTATCCCGGAGTCAGAACTGACCCCGTTAGTCCCCACGACTCTGAAGTAACAAAGAACTACATTCAAGACCATATTTTAAAAGAACAGATTACTTGGTGGCCTACTGAAGCTAATACAGCCTTCCAGTACACCATTGAAACAGATACATCTTGGATTCACCACGATGCTACCACTTGGGCAGCTGTGTGTTATTTAACCCCTAACGCAGAGAAGGAAGCTGGAACAGCAATCTTTCGGCATAAGGAGACAGGGACACACTGGTGGAACCCTGATGACGACTCTACGGACTTTAACCAGTCTGAGGGTCTCGGTAATCCTATGAACAACCCCCTCTGGGAGCCTATCACGGAAGTCAGCAACTTGTATAATAGACTTGTGCTCTACAGAGGCAATCTGTATCATAGCTCTATGAAGCCCGGATTCGGGGATTGTTTAGAGAACGGTAGATTGTTTCAAACATTTTTCTTTAACACAGCAAGGGGATTGAAGTGAGAGAAGAACCTATAATGATGGTGTTCGATAACTTCTTTCACGACCCCGACGCAATAAGAGCCGAGGTGCTAACAAGAGATTTCGGTGATGGAGGAAGCAACTTCCCTTCCCAGAAGGCGGAGCCTGAACCTCCTCACTACCAATTACATATTAAAAAACACATAGAAAATAGAATTTTGGGACGACCGATTACTTACTGGGAAAAGAGCTACAACACTTGTTGGCAATACTCAGTAGAGGGTCAAAAACAACCTGTTCATCACGACCACGGAAAGTATGTCGCGATAGTTTATCTAACGCCTAATGCCCCCGTATCAGCAGGAACATCCTTATATCAACATAAAGAAACCGGTATCTCAATGTGGGATGCCAATAATCCTGATACTTACCCTAACAAACTTAACACAGGTCCAGACGAAAGCACTTGGACTCAAGTTATGTTTTTTGGAAACATTTATAACAGACTCATTGTCTTTAATGCCCAGCATTATCACAAAGGCACTGGAACATTTGGTTCCAACAAAGAGAATGGCAGACTTTACTGTACATTTTTCTTTTCATAATAAGCTTTTCTGGCTTACATAATCTCACAACAAACTGTCCATAGACAGCACAAACATCCCATAGGAGTTTAACAATGAGGATTTCAGGAATAGAAAATTACATCGGAGGTGCGGACAACATTCAAGCACTCTCTTTAATCCAAGGCGAACAAAGAATATTAAGCGGTCAAATCTTAAACCCAGATGGGACGGCTATCGACATTACTGATTTCAAGGTTACTGCCAAAGTAGATTTTTATTTAGCAGACGTAGTAGTTACAGCAAGGTCAATGTCTATCTCACAATTGGTTCAAGACCCTGAACCGAAGATTCACACTATCACAGCAGCCAAGACAAACAATACGGAAGGTAAGTTTTCTATTACAATACCTAAATTATTCTACGTAAACAATCTTGATGCGCCACTTGAAATTGACACGAATTTAACTACAAACGTGCCTATAGCAGTTATGTACATCGATTACAATGTAGATGAACTTCTCGACACCTCTTCGATCCGCTCAAGCCGGATGGTGTTTGTCATAAGACGTGGCTCACCCTCTGTTGGGCTTTAAGGGTTGAATTATGTCAAATTTTAATGTTGAATTTACAGAAAATACAAACTTCAAGGTTAGTTTTGAAGAAGACAACTTTGAAGCGAGCTTTGAAGAAACCGTAGACTTCCAAGTCAATCTGGAACAGGATAATTTTGAAGTCAGTTTTCAAGAAACAGGAAATCAAGGACCAAGAGGTATTCCCGGTGACATCGGTCTTCAGGGCCTTATAGGTCTTCAGGGCGACATCGGTCTCCAAGGGGCCATTGGTCTTCAGGGTCTTACAGGAGGCATCGGTCTTCAGGGCCTTATAGGTCTTCAGGGCGACATTGGTCTTCAGGGAGACATTGGTCTTCAGGGTCTTACAGGCGACATCGGTCTTCAGGGCCTTATAGGTCTTCAGGGCGACATCGGCCTTCAAGGAGACATTGGTCTTCAGGGTCTTACAGGCGACATCGGTCTTCAAGGCCTTATAGGTCTTCAGGGCGACATCGGCCTTCAAGGAGACATCGGTCTCCAAGGCGACATCGGTCTTCAGGGTCTTACAGGCGACATCGGTCTTCAGGGCCTTATAGGTCTTCAGGGCGACATCGGCCTTCAAGGAGACATTGGTCTTCAGGGCCTCCAAGGCGATATTGGTCTTCAGGGCCTTATAGGTCTTCAGGGCGACATCG